GCTTGGTCGTTCAGCGCCACGCAACCGGTCGTTCGGCATTGCATTGTCGAACTGAAAGCGTCCGCCGGATCTGCGGCAACCTGCGACATAAACATCACCAATGCAAATGATGCATTTTCTGGAAGTGCTAGTGTTTCTGCTGCTGCGACGCTGGCTCTTACAAATGCAAATGATACGTTTTCAGGTAGTGCGAGCGCACTGCCGACGATTACGACAGAACCTCTCAAGAACAATACAGGAACAGTCCTTAGTAATGAGGTAGGAGCTACGGCGTGGGTGTACAACGTTAGTACTGGTACTTTGGTGGCTACCAAAACAAGCCAAACAACCGACGCCAGCGGCGTAATGACGATTACTGATGCGGCTTTTTCATCGGCTACTCAGTATAGGGTGGTGATCAAACTAGCTTCCGGGGCTGAAGGTCTAGCTAAATACACGACATCATGAGCATCAGAGTCGACACTACTAGCTTGATTAGCGGGGCCTTGGTCGTTGGTGATAGGGGCCTGGGCGTGCTGGGGTCTGAGATTCCGAGTACCGGGGATAGCGGGGCAGGCTACCTCTATAATGACCTCTCCCTACCTACAGACGCTACAAAGGAGGTTCGTGGTCTAATTACCTCGCAGCCGAGCGCTGGGACTCTGTACGCCTACGAAGATTCTAGCTTTACCTTTACTGGCGCTCCAGATGGAGTTTACTCATTTACATACCAGCTGTATATAGATGGAACTGCTACAGGGGCTCCAGCTACCGCGACTTTAACAGTAGGCGGTGAGGTGGCAACTTTAACTATTATCGAGCATGTGGATCTATTTTCTGGTTCAGCGCAAGGTAATGGAGAAGTCCTTACGGACAATACCTATGGCGGCGGGGGCGGAGCTGGTGGTAATAAGGGCTGGTCTAGGGTTGAGTGGTCTAAGAAAAAAGCCTTTGAAGAGCAGATTGGAGCTTCCTTAAAGGAGGCGCTAACCCCTGCAGAGCGTATCGAACTCGCCCAAGAGGCAGCTCCCGCAGCTTCTCCTGCAAAGCTGCGAAAATTTACAGAAACCTTAACGCCGAAGGCTGCAAAGCCTTTAGCACTAGCCCCGCCGAAGAGCTTGGCGGTTGTCGAACCTGATGAAGATGAGGAACGCTCGGTTGAGCTTCTATTGGAGGAGGATTATGCCGGTCTACACTTACTCTTGCCCCTCGTGCAAAAAGCGCTTCGAAGTCTTTAAGCGTATTGCTAACCTCGAACGCAGGGAGGATTCTCCCTGTTGTCACTTGGAGGCCCAGCGAGTTGTTACTGCAACTCTTGCCGTTCGGGGGATGTTTGAGCCTTACATTAGTGAGGCTTCGGGGAAGGTTATCTCAAGCCCTTCCCAGCGCAGGGACGATCTTGCTCGGACTGGTTGCATCGAATACGATCCGGAAATGCGTAAAGACGTTCAGCGTGTGAACGAGGAGGCCGAGCGAAAGTTGGATCAAACGCTCGATGCCGCGCTGGGCGAAACCCTTCAACACTTAGGAGCTTGAAATGGAAGACGAAAACAACGATTTCGACCTGACTGGTGCCGTTGACAGCATCAGTTCCGATTTGGGACTGGCAGGGGAAGCTCCTGCTGGCGACGACTCCACTGACCTGGGCGCTCCTCCTCCCGAGACTTCTGCCCCGGCCAACGTTGCCAGCACTCCTGCTGGTCCCGCCCCTACGCCCGAACTCCCCCCGGCTCCAAGGAGCTGGCGAAAGGAGGCGGCAGAAACCTGGGCGGCACTTCCCGAGCAAGCCAGGAATGAGGTGCTGAAGCGCGAGGAAGACATTCTGCGCGGCATCGAAGGTTACAAGGCAACCAGCGCCTTCGGTGAGCGGATGCAGGCTGCGATTCAGCCCTTCCAGCAGTATTTCCAGCAGGTCGGTGTTCCGCCGGAGCAGATGTTTAACAGCCTGATGTCGGCGCATATGTTCCTGTCGAATGGGGCGCCTGAGCAGAAGATGGCTGTGTTCCAGAAACTCGCGGCGGACTATGGGATTGATCTGGGGCAGGCGCAAGCGGCTCCCGCTGGTGCCCCTGATCCGCAGGTGCAAGAGCTTCGTCGGGCTGTGCAACAGCTGGGCGGGCAGCTGCATGGTATGACGCAGGCGCAGCATCGCGCTGTGTTTGAGACGAATCTAAAGCAGGTGACCGAGTTCTCACAGCACCCGGACCACCCGCACTTTGAAGAGGTTGCAGACATCATCGCAACCATGATGGAAAAAGGGATTGCCAAGAACCTGCAGGAAGCCTACGACAAGGCCGTCTGGCAGCATGAAGGCACCCGCGCGAAAGTCATCGAAAAGATGATGAAGGACGCTGAAACCAAGCGTCAGCAGGAAGCGAAAGATCGCACGGCGGCTGCTCGGCGGGCCACCTCTGCGAATATTGCGGCAAGAGACCGGGCTGGTAAGCCAACAGCTCAACTCGGTACTATTGACGATACGCTGGCTGAAACGCTGTCCGACATTAAGTCTCGGGCGGCCTAAACCAATTTATCAAGGAGTATTCTCATGGCTTCTCCCAATAGCACCTTTACCGAACTGGTCTCGACGACCTTCCGGAAGCATTCCAAGGACATCAAGGACAACGTGTCCCGCAACAACGCGCTGTACAAGCGCATGATGGACAAGGGCGGCACCCGGAAAGAGGACGGTGGTCTGACCATCACCCAGCCGCTTGACTACAGCTCCAACAACACCTACCAGCGCTACTCGGGCTTCGATACGCTGAACATCAGCGCGAGCGACGTCATCACTGCGGCCGAGTTCCAGTGGCGCCAGATCGCCCTCAACGTCATCGCCAGCGGCCTCGAACTGCGCGTGAACAGCGGTGATGCGCGCATCATCAATCTGGCCAAGGCCCGGCTGAAGAACGCCATCCGCACGTTCAAGAACAACTTCTCGGTCGACATGTACAGCGACGGTTCTCTGCCCAACCAGATCGGCGGCCTGCAGTCTATCGTCTCTGATGCCGGTACTGGTACTGTCGGCGGCATTGACAGCTCCAGCTGGACGTTTTGGCAGTCCAAAGTGCAATCGGCAGCGGCTCCGCGGCAAGGTGGCGGCGCCATCACCCCGAGCGGCAACGCAGGCATTATGGAAAGCCTCATGCTGCCGCTGTGGCTCGACCTCGTTCGGGGTGATGACAAGCCGGACTTGATCATCAGCTCCAACGACTACTTCTCGTTCTTCGAGCAGTCGCAGACCTCCATCAAGCGCTATACCACCAGCGAGGATGTCTCGGCCGGTTTCCTGAGCCTGAAGTACAAGAACGCCGATGTCATCTTCGATGGTGGCTCCGGCATCCCGGCTTCGCGCATGTACTTCCTGAACACCGACTACATCGACATCGTGGTGCACCCGGATGCCGACCTGAAGGTGATGGAAGAAATGAAGCCCTACAACCAAGACGCCGCGGTCATCCCGGTGCTCTGGATGGGCAACATGGTCTGCTCGAACCGGAGCCTGCAGGGCGTGCTGAAGCCCTAATCGGGCGGGCATTACCGGCGAGTAACACCCTCACAAATTCGCAAGGAGAAACACTATGTTTGCAGCCAGCAATCCCCGGATCGGCTATCCCCAGCCGTCCCCTGTCCACACCCTCGACACGACCGAGCGCTTCCCGCAAGGCGAAATCCTCGCCGCCGTCGACCCCTTCTGGGGCGGTGCCGAGTTCCGCTATGTGAAGTTCGGCGGCACCGTGCCTGAGCGTGGTCTGTGCAGCATCCTCTGCACTTACAACTCGACGCTGAAGCGCTGGGAATACGTTGCCACAGCAGTTGCCAACACCGCCAACCTCGGCCGTGACCTGGCTGTTGCCATGCGCGGTGCCACGAGCGGCCAGTTTGGCTGGGTGATGATCGCCGGCCTGACCCCGATCAACGGCACGGCCAGCGTTGCTGCCGACTCTGCCCTGGGCATCACCGCCGCGGGTCAAGTTGGTGCCAACAGCGCCGGCAAGCAGGTGCTGAATGCCCGCGTGGCTGCCGCCGCGACGACCACGGTCGCCTTGGCGAACAGCATCGGCGTCAGCGGCTCCTACGAGATCCGCGTCCCGACGACTGATGGCCTCTTCATCGGTGCCTATCTGTCCGGTACCGGCGTTGGCGCCAGCGCGAAGATCGCGGCCATCGACCCCAGCAACAACACGATCACGGCTGACGTCGTCAATAGCGCTGCCATCAACGGCACCGTCACGGCGACTTACAACAACGCCACGATCTACTACAACGTCGTGCAGATTAATCGGCCCTTCGCCCAAGGCGCCATCACCTAACCTTTGTTGCACCAAGCTGCCCCAGGGGGAAACTCCTGGGGTTTTTTACCGCCTATAGGAGCTGAATCATGATCGAAATCGCACAAAACCGTCCGCCTTACGTGGAGTTCAAGCGGGTACCGGAGGAGGATCGGGAAGCCTCCATCAAGGCTGGGCATATCGTCTTCAAGGACGTGCCCTATATCGAGCTGACCCCTGCGGGCTCGAAGGATAAGCTAATCAAGCGTGCGGATGACTGGCTGGCGCAGATCCGTGCTCAGGCCGCCGAAGGCCGCATGCCGAAGGAGTGGGTGCGGGACTACGTTGGCGCCTTCGAAGAGTGGGAGAAGGGGAATGAAATCCCTGTGAATGGTACGTCCATCCGCAACTGGCCCGTCGCCAGCCCCGCGGAAATCGAGAACTGCATCCGTCTCAACCTCCGCGCAGTTGAAGACTTGGCCGTGGCGAACGAGGAGGCTATCATGCGACTTGGCATGGGTGGCCGCGCCTTGAAGCAACGCGCAATCGACTGGCTCCAGTCGGCCTCCAGTGCCGGGAAGGTCACTCAGGAGATGACATCTCTGCGGGCCGAAAACGATGCCCTGAAAACGCGCAATAGCGCACTTGAGCAGCGGTTGGCCAAGTTGGAGGCTGCCGCTGGGAAGTAAGGAGAACCAATGGCAACCCTGCTGGAACTGGTTAACAAGGTCAACAGTCGGCAGGGTCTGCCGCAGGTCACTCAGGTCCTGAGCTCTCAGGATTCCCAAGTCCTGCAGCTCGCCGCGCTGTTGAATGAAGAGCTGGAGGAGATAACCGACATCTATGCTTGGAGCGATCTGAAGCAGGAAGCAGTTTTCACCTCCGTAGCGACGGAGAGCCAGGGGGCGATCACCACGATTGCCCCTAACGGCTTCCTGTGGATCATCAAGGATACCATCTACAACCGGACTCGGCGGCTGCCGATTTTCGGTCCGATGACCGCGCGGAACTGGCAATTCCTCAAGGCCCTTCCGACGACTGGCCCCTTTGATAAGTACTACATTCGCGGCGGGCAGTTGCTGGTCAATCCCACGATGACCGCGGGGCACGTCTGTGCGTTCGAGTACGCCTCGAGCCAAGCAGTTCTTGCCGTTGACGGAATTACCAAGAAGTCGGCGTTTACCGCTGATGACGACTCCTGCTTGCTTCCCGAGAAGGTCATTCTCGCAGGCCTTCGTTGGCGGTGGAAGCGGGAGAAGGGGCTGGACTACGAGGAGGACTACGTCCGGTGGCAGGCCTTTGCCGCTAACGCCGCAAGCCGAGACGCGACCAAGCCCACGTTGGACATGGGCGGCGGAATGGCCGCATGGCAGCCTGGCATCTTCGTTCCCGCGGGCAACTGGAACGTGCCATGAGGATCATTGATCGAAAGCGAATCACGCGGGCGCAGGAGGCTCAGGCTGTAGCTGTCCCCGCGCCTATCGGGGGCTGGAATGCTCGTGACCCCCTCGCGCAGATGAAGCCTACCGATGCGGTGGTGCTGGAGAATTGGTTTCCGCGGGCAGCGGATGTTGTCACTCGGCGAGGGGCAGCTGCGCACGTGACTGGCTTCTCGGCCCCTGTTAAGTCGCTGATTCAGTACAGCAAGGCTGATGGGACGACGAAGTTGTTTGCCTGCACCGACGCGGGAGTCTATGACGCGACGACTGCGGGAGCAGTAGGCGCCTCCGTAGCTTCGCTGACGAACGGCTACGTGCAGTCCGTCAACGTGAGTATCGGGGGGACTTCCTACCTGATGCTAGTCAATGGGACGGACAAGCCGCAGCTCTACAACGGGGCGACTTGGACTGCTATTGATGGCGTTTCGGTTCCTGCGATCACCGGTATAACTACTACAGACATCATCGACGTTGAGCTGTTCAAGCGGCGAACCTTCTTCCTCAAGAAGAACTCGATGTCGTTTTACTACCTGCCGGTGGTTAGTATCGGCGGGGCAGCTACTGAGTTTCCCATGGACAGCCTCTTCCGCCTTGGGGGCTATCTCGTCGCGATGGGAACTTGGACGATTGATGCAGGCTTCGGGATGGACGACCATTTCGTCCTGATCACCTCGGAGGGCGAGGTTGCAGTCTATGATGGAACGGACCCCTCGGACCCGGCTAAGTGGTCGCTCGTCGGTATCTTCTACCTTGGAAAGCCTCTCGGCAAGCGCTGCCTGACGAAGTTTGCGGGGGACCTTATTTCCCTCACACAGGTTGGCGCGTTCCCCCTGTCGAAGGGGCTGCTGAGCAGCTCTGTGAATGCAAAGCAGGCGATTACCACGCGGATTGACTCGGCGTTTGCAGCGGCGACTTCAGCCTATGGCTCAAATGTTGGCTGGGAGTGCCTCGCTATCCCTCGCGAGTCGATGCTGCTATTCAACGTCCCGCTCGACTCCAACGGCTCTGCGGTTCAGTTCGTCATGAACACGGTCACTGGGGCGTGGTGTAAGTTTACCAACTGGAATGCTCGATGCTTCGCCCTAAGGGATGATGAGCTGTACTTCGGGACTTATGTTGATGGAGTCTATATGGTCGCCAAGGGTCTTACCGGCTCCTCAGACTTCGGTGCGCATATCGTGCCTTACGCGAAGCAGGCCTATAACTACTTCGGTAATCGAGGAGTTGTGAAGCAGGTTACCTTGCTCCGCCCGGTATTCCAAGCGAACTATCCTGTTACCATGGGCCTGCGGATGGATATGGACTTTGACTCGCCCTATTTCCGGAGCGGGCTGAGCATCGTTGCAGCGGCCGGGAGTACCGATCTGTGGGATACGGCCAAGTGGGATTCTGGTGTTTGGGGCGGTTCGAATGAGGTCAACCGCTCGTGGCGTTCAGTAACGGCGCAGCCAGGGTATTGTGCTTCCCTCGTTGTTCTGTGCTTCACCTCGTCCGCGCAGATCGCGTGGAGTTCGACCGATTTTAAGTTTCTGATTGGAAAGGGGCTTTAAGATGCCTGCGACTCAACCTTCGATTGAAGAGCTGCTGGTCCAGTATTTCGGCTGGGATTCCCTTCCTACTGTGGATGGAAGCGGATGGAATGGTGCTTATGAAACCTACATCACTCCAGA